TATAACTGCTTTATTATAATCATTTGCATTAGCAATATTGGATAGACTAGTAAGTCCAAACCATATTACTAAATTCAATAGTATAATAAACATCACTTTTTTCATAATATATTCTCTCTTTCTATATTTATTGTTTATATGTATCTATTATACACATAAAAGAAAGGAAAGTCAAGCACTTAAAATCAAGTAAAACCAAGTCTTTTTGACTATATGTTCTTTTTTTGTTCTTCTTTTTGATACAATTCGTTCCATCTAAACGCTTCTTTTACTACAGAGTCGCTTAACCCTTTATATGCTCTATGTAATTCTTTATTCTTTACACTAAGCAATAATCTCGCTTCGTCCATATGTAATCCTTCTAACATTTGGATAAACATAGTTTCTTTTTGAGTTTTTGTAGTTTTAATATCTGCGCCTTTAATAAAATGCCACAAACGTTTTGCTTCAGTTTTAAGTGTTGTATGTTCAGTACCTTTCGGTGCTGGATTTTCCATATAAGGAGGTGTACCGTCTGGTAACTCCCACTCAATACTAGGATCAAATGATCCTTTTAAAAGCATCCTTAAAGATGGATGGTCATTTTGTTTTAAGACCGCCAACTTTTTAGCTTTATCTTTTGCGTTATTTACTCTAGTTAAGACTTCTGAAAATAGCAAGTCACCTGAACCAGCCGTAGCTGCCATTGCTTGCATAGAAGACTTACTTATTAATGATGGATGTTGTTTTGCTTCTTCTGCCATTTTATACTCCAATTTCTAATATTAATCATATATCTATTTATATAACTTATCTACTTGTTCCGCTGTCAATCTTCTCCCTATACTCCAAAATAGCGTCTTTTCTTTTGTAGTATCTATATTCTCTCTCATCCATTTATGTGCTTTACCTTCATATATATCGTCAATAAAGCCATTACCAACATCTTCCCATATGGGTTTTGAATATGGATATGGTGTTTTGTACATTTCATAATCTTGAAAGTTCTTAAACCCTAATTCAAGATTACTAAATTGATTTAAATACTCGTCAATCTTTTTACTACGGTCAACAAAGGTGACCCCTATAATTCTTTTTACTTTTTTCTTAAACTTCTCTATACCTTTTACTATACCTGCAAACTGTATACCACTACCTACTGAAATTACTATGTTATCTAACTCGTCAGGTATATTTTTAACTTGATTAGCAACACTATCAAATATTGATTCAGGATTCGTAGCAGCACTATTACCAAACTTGATTAACATATAACCTTTTTTAGATATTACTTTCTTTTTTAATCCACTATCTATTGCAACTGTATATCCGTGACCTGCAACGTTTTCAATATCAGCACCATAGTGTCTTGATAATCTTATCATATGGTGGGTGTCTATTGTTTTAGGTGTTGTACCACCTACACCTATGACGCATTTAAAACCAAAGTCTTTAGCAACTGCCGCTATGATAGGTGCTTGTGGACTATTAACAGATGAACCTGTAACTACTCCACCATTATACTTGTTTTTAATTTCATCTTTTAATTCTCTAAACAAACAAATTGCCTGTCTTGTTTTACCACCATTAACATTGTCTTTACCATAGGGAGCATAATAATCGTCCCTTTTATAATAAATGTTATTATGTATTTCTACTGGTGTTAAATCTGTTGTTTTCATTGTATATAAAAATATAGGCGACCCGAGAGTCGCCTACATCAATCGTATTGGTTACGATTCTATTACGCACTATAAGCGTATTCAGTACCGTATAGTTTAGTTATCCCAGCAGCTATAATAGCTTTTGTAGGAGTACCCAATCTATAAGATGTACCTGAAGATGATTTATTAATATAAATCATATGACCTTTTGAACGTAGTTTGTCAACCATCGCTCTTGGTGATATTAGGTCATATCTGTTTCTTAAATGTTTCCAAGAAACTGGTTCACCTTTCTCAAATAAGTTTAATACTTTTTGAGTTTTAGACAGTCTTTTTCTGCCTTTAGTTGCTACTGCAACCTTACTTTTTGAAAAAAACATAATGTTCTTTCCTCCTTTGTTTTGCTTTTTAAAGTCTGCATAGGACTATTCCTCAACGGAATTCTTTTTAAACTCTTCACAATTACCACTACCGATACAATCAAAAAATTTCTCCATTGCATTCAGTTCAGATTTTGGTTTTGTACAACCCATAAAAGTTAGAATTATTAATATCATTAAACTATTTCTTATCATCATCACCGTTCAAATCCATATCAGACTCAAACATATCTGATCCATCTTGTAAATCATTTAACTCTTCTTTAAATTCTTTATTAAAAATATTTCTTTGTTTATTTGGTTTTGCTTTCATAAAATCTGAATAATCTATCCTGGCAGCGGATGCTCTACCCATTCTATTAAATTTTATTGCTACCATTTTATCTGCCATTAATTGAGCAGCGTGTGCCATATCAAAATCTCTATAAATTAAACCTCTTATACAATCAATAACTAACGCAAGGTCTTTAGTAAATGATTGTTTTGAAGTCTTTAATCCCATATCATTAAATTTTCTTAATAAATCAAATCCAACTTCATCTACACTATGTTCAATAAACTCTCTAGTTTGTTGCTCTTTTAATCGTTTTGTAAATGGGGATTCTTGTGGTTTTGTAATTCTTTTTTTAATTCTGTTTTCAGGAAATAAAATTAATTTACCCTTTTTCTTATCTTTATCTTTAATCACGGATAATCTCACCTTTAAAATTCACTACACCTTTATTATTAAAATATTCTATAAGTTGATTATATCCACCGACTAGTTCGCCGTCTATTTTGATTTGAGGCATTGCTCTTACTTTTTTACCAATGTCCTTAATCATTTCGTCAACAGACGAAAATTCTTCTAATTTCTTTTCTGTAAAAGTTAGACCAAGTCCCTTTAGAAGGGACTTTGCCTTCACACAGTATACACAATTTTGTTTTGAATATACTGTGATATCTTTAATCGCTAACTTCTTTATCATTGTCATCCTTTTTCATAAGATTATCAAATGATTTATTAGCGTGATACTTTAAGTTATAAGCGTCTGTTGCTTGTTCTATTGTATAGTTGAACATTTTATTATATTCACCTAATGGCAATCTCAAGCCGATCCAAGCTCTATAGTAACCGTTCTTTGTTAAGGTTACATCTTGAGCAAAAATCTCATATCCTCTAACTGGTGTATCTTTAATAATATTGACCAATACAGATTCTACTTCACTAACAACTGTCTTACTGTTTGATTTACCAATTTCAGTAATAAATTGTTTTGACTCTTTATTCATCTCCCCTTTGATAATGTCTGCTATTTCAGCTTTCGCTATCATTTTAGCTTTCTCAATTGCGAGATTTAAGTCTGGTGAAACGCTAGTACCAACTCCAAAGATACATTGCTTTTCTTTTTCTTTACCGAATCTTGCTATATCACAAGCTTCTTTTTCAGAAAAATCATTCATATACCATTTTGGAACAGTATTAACTACTTTTCCTTTTTCACTTTTGATTTTATAATTAGCAGCACAATTAGTCAATAATAGACCTAGTACTGTAACTAATAAAATCTTAATGTATTTGTTCATTAGTTTTTCACACTCCTTTGTACATTATATAACAGTTCTTGCAATAAGTCAATGCTAGATTGAGCATAACCCAAAAATTCTGTAGCACTTACTCCATATACAATAACTAATAGGAGAGCAATTATGATTATATTTTTAATCATTTATTTTACCTTCCATTCTCCGTCCTTATTTAAGCACACTTTTCCGAACGATTTAAAAGCGTGTTTCTTACGACTATAATATCTACAATACTCTGGTGTAGGTATATCACGGTAGTAAAACTGGGCAAAAAGTTCCCAATAAGAAGGTGTATCTATGCCACTACTTCCATCGGAACAATATAATTTCTCTTCTTTGGATATATTTCCATTTGACTCTTGTTTAATAATAACTTTTATATAACAAAATTGGTCAGTATCATTTTTAGTTACTGGCTTAACATTATCATATAATATCTTTTGAGAACCATCTACAACTTTTGTACTACGTTGTATAGTTCCATCTGGATTGTGCCACTCTATTTCCATTACTTCAGCAGTTTTTTCAAATTCTTTTTTATTTAAATCACAATCTACACACGCTTGAGCACCACTTACTGCATATGCACATATTAATAAGAATATTAATATTGTTGTAGCTATAATTTTTTCTGGATTTCTCATTTATTTCCTTCCAATAGATAATCAGCAACTAACCCAGCAGGTTTTTCAATCCATTGTCCGTCTGGCAACTGACAAGCACTTCCAAAGACAACTTCTCTTTGTACTCTACCAATTCCAATCATTGGCCAACCTGATGTTATATCTACTACGTGGTCATAATCTTTACATTTAAGTGGACCAATCAAATAAGATTTTGTTATGTGTATAGTTCCATTATTACCATTTTTTGGATTATACCAATTTGTATAACTTGCACCATTTGGACTTGTATTTAAATGGTCTACAAATACGGCATTATGTATATCTTTATCACCTTTATATAAAAGTTCTGCACCTGCAAAAGCACTACCAGTTGCACAAGCAGCAATCAAATAAGGATTATCTCCTAGGTACTCTAAACATAACATTGTTCCTGATGTTGCACCTAACACGGCACCTGTATGTGACCTGTTAGCACAATTTGTTAGTAATAAACTAACTAGTAAAATCCATATTATTTTTGCGTATCTCATTACATATTTTCTGACTATTAACACTCTTAACTATGTAATAGTCTTCGTTATTATCAATAACATAATTATTAAAACCCTTTTCCTGCCAGAACGTATGTGCTCTAGCAGTAATAGGTCTGAAATAATGTGTACCGTCATTGGCACTTGTACAAACAAAATCTCCGTATGCCATTATTTCACTCTTTTCTTTAATACCAAAGGTTTGCCCATTTTTGTATTACCAATGTGGCAAATCTCTTTTAATATACTTCTTAAATTTCTAGCAATCTTATATAAAAAATAAACCGCTAAAACTTTTAACCCTAGTAATAACCAAGGTTCAAGAGTATATGAAAAATTTACATATAAATCGTTCATTAGTTACTCCAGTTCAACATTTTTTTAAATTTCGCAATAGTACTAGCAATTTGGTTTTTACCATCTTCCCATTGTACTTTTTGGAAATCTATAGTAGATTGCTTCTCATTAGCAAACCACGTATTTACTGCATTAATCTTATCTTCAACGGCTCCTGCATTAGCAGACGTTGATAGCATAATTAACACTAGTATTGACATTATAGTTTTCATAATATTCTCCTTCTATTAATGTACACTTACCTTTTTAAACGGTTCAATTCTATCTTTTGATTGATAAACCGTTTCCATTATTCCGTCATAGTCTGCACTAGGCATTACTGACTTCATAATTTTTAATGTTTGACCCAAAATTGTCATCTGAACCATTACTGGATCATTAACTTTTTCTGTTTCTATTCTTACCCATTCGTGAAAATCATCACAAACGGTTTGCTGTGGGTCAAAAATTTCTTTAAACTTTGGCATATTATCTTTTATAACTTCTATTCTTTCTTCTACTTCTATAATATGAATCTTCTCCTCCGTCATCATCTTTTTCTGATTCAGAAGTTTCAAAACTCATTTGTTCAGCATATGTTCTGCCGAATACTGATTTATAGAAATGGTCTCTTGGACTTTCAGAAGAATAAGCAGTTATTAAACTGTCCCACTTAATATCGCAATCGTATAAACCTGGGTCTTTCTCATTTAGTTCTTTATGGTCTTTACAAAACTGCAATCTGTTTGTATGGATATCGTCTTCTTTTTCTTCTTGTGTTTTCTTGTCTGATAGTTCAATGTCTTTTTGTTTTGCAACATTAAACTCTTTGTAGATGTTCTCTTTATTGTATATCACCGTACTCATAATGTATATTCCTTTCTCAATTGTCTTAATATTAACATAAATCGTTGCTAATGTCAATCCTTAAATTATGCTCTATTTTACTCGTTTTCCTGCATTTCCGACCCCCTAGCAAGAGCGCTGGTGAGCTTTTCCAACTACTTTGATAGTCTGCTATAGCGGGATTATTCATCTTTTTCATCTGTTATCTTGTCTATTCTATTCATTAGTCTTTTAGTTCTATTCAATAATCTATCAATTAACGTACTCATTTCATTTGATAGAATTATCATATAAACTAAACCTGCCATTGAAAAAATAAACAGGATTAACAATATCATTCCGTTTCCGTCCATATTATTTTCCTATTGCCATTTCGTTTTCCAATTGTAGCATTGTATCTATAATTGAATCTTCTGGTTCTGGTTTTACTAGTTTCATATACTTTTCGCCTCCTATTCTTTGTGTTAAATCTTTTTTTAATATATGTTGTTTTACTTCTTCTCTTTGGTCCTCATTACTTAAAAACTCTACTGGTTTCCAGTCTGTACCGTGAATAGATATATTCATATCATTTACATCATAGTAAAAATTCATTTTTTTGTATATAATCTTATTACTTACCATATATTTGCTGTTAAAATTAAAATAATCATTGTTGGCACAACTATTGTCATTGGCCAAAAATCTAATAATTCTAATATAAGTTTTTTTGTTTTCTTTTTCATTTTGTAATTGCTAATTCGTTTATTGTTTTTTGTATATCTTCCATATTAGGTTCCATTAAAGTGGATCCGTTTTCTTCACTATTAATTAATAAAACAATATAGTGTATCGCTTTATATAAATCCATTTTATTTCTACCGTCTTTTTTACCGTATCTCATAAGGTATTTTATTGCATTTGATAAACTGAAATCTTTGTCTATATCTAAATGTCTTAATATGTCTTGTACTTGGAAACCTTCTTTAGTAGTTGAATAGTGTTTAGAATAAGTTGTCTTAATATATTCTAATACTTCATTTAATATTTTATCTTCTTTATATTTCATTAGTCAGTATCTCCATTATTTAAATCTCTTATTGATTGTTGAACACTTGTTAATTTTTCTTTTTTCTTATTAGATTTACTTCCGTAATGTAAAGCAACAGCAAATCCAATTACTGTTAAAATAATTCCAATCACTCCCAATAATATTAATTGATGATCCATTATTTACTCTCTACTAGTTTATAACTATTGTTTGGGTTTAATGCTTCGTGTAAATCGTCAAGTGGTGATTCTTCTTTATCAACAACTTTACCGTCTGCTGTGACTATATCATTTTCTAAAGCGTATGTGTCTAACTCAACATCACCGTTTTCTATAGCGTTTTCTAAACCGTCATAGTCATCATAAACTACTTTAGCAACATATTCAGTTTTAGCTGAATCTGTATAGTTGGCGTCTGTCATATAGGTTTCAACACCGTTTTTTTCTTCTGCTAAGTCTTTATTGATTTTACTATAATCAATTCCGCAATCACTTAATTTAGTGTCTGCTTCTTCTTGATTTTTAGCAAGACAATCTTGTTCTATGCATAAAGTATAATAAGTTTTCTTTCTGTATAGGTTTTTACCGATATCGTCTTTTCCGATATATTGGTCTGTTATATTACTCATATTGTTCCTCCGTTTCTTAATTGTTGTACTTGATTTTGTCTATCTGCAATTGTAAGGTCAATCCACTCTTCTATATTATCAGGAGAGTCTAAACCTTCCATTGCTATATTATAATTTGTTTCATTAAGTTTCTTTAAAGCAACTTCTTTAGTCATTTCACCTTCTAATAACTTGCTTTCAATTTTACCAATAAACTCTATTGCTTGATCCCAAGCCATATTTTTAACTGCACCCATTATTTGTACTCCTTTGTTAGTTGTGGATTATAGTCTTTTTTAAAGAATTGTCTACCATTAGATAGTTGACCATAATCATTATATAAACTGTTCCAATCGTTGTTATCGCAAACATCTGGATATACATCACCATAAGTTTCATAATATTCTTTTCCAAATATAATTTCCATTTTAGATGAATTTAAATCGTTTGCTGGTTTGTCTTTAGTATTATTATCATAATACTCTTTTAATTTTGTAAATGTAGATTCTAGTTTTGATTTCTTTTCAAGGTCTATAGGCATATTTCTATAGATTGTATTATATGAATAAAATGTATCGCCATACTTTGATTCAGAATCGTTCATTAATCTTGCATAAACTAGATTCATTGTATTCATTGATTTTTCTTTTAGATTGTTCATAGTGT